CTTTTGAAGAGATTTAACAAATCCCTTCTTCCCTAACTAGGAGAGATCAAATAAATGGATGAAGTCCTTCAAAAACTGCTAAGCTCTGAGCTTCTCAGCGAGGATGCAAAAGCTGAAATTTCTACAAAGTTTACCGCCTCCGTCAACGCGTACAAGGCTGCTATTCGTGAAGAAGTTTCCCTGGAAGTTCGCGCAGAGATTTCTGAGCAGTGGACGACCGAGCGCGACGCGCTTGTTGCCAACGTTCAGACCTTCGTAGAAACCAAACTGACCGAAGAGCTAAATGACCTTAAGGCCGATATTGAGCGCTTCCGCGATCTAGAAGCTGAATTTGCTGAAAAGATCGTTGAAGAGAAGTACAACATGGCTGCCCAGCTCGAAGAAGAGATGGAAGACCTAGTCAACAAGATGGACGCTTTCTTTGAGCTCCGTCTAAATGAAGAGTTCGAAGAGCTCCGTGAAGACCTAGACGTTGTCAAGCAAAATCAGTTTGGCCGTCAGATTTTCGAAGCGTTCGCAACTGAATTCAATAAGTCATATGTTGACGAAGATTCCACTCAAGCTAAGCTGACTGAAGCCCTCGAGCAGCTTGAAAAAATGAACGAGAAAGTAGGTGTCTTGGAAGAGTCCAAAGCCGAAATCGTTCGTGAAACCAAGCTTGAAAGAATTCTCGCTCCTTTGAGCGGTAAGAAGCGCGAGCAGATGGAATTCGTTCTGCAAAACGTTGAAACTTCCCGTCTTGAAGAAGCCTATAAGCACTTCATTGGTCGTGTCCTCAAAGAAGACCCGGCACAAACTGGAGGGGACAAGACTCTTAATGAGTCAACGTCCATCGTGACTGGTGATGACTCATCTGACAGTCAAAAAGTGGCTGCAGGCGACAAGTTCTCTCAGCTGAGAAAGCTTGCTGGCATCTAAACCTAAACTAAAAAAGAACAAATTAGTTCAAAAGGAGAACTTCAATGGAACTATTTGAAAACTGGCAAGATGCCAAAGAGACCTTGCTTGAGGGCCTCAGTGAAGGTAAGAAGAAGATTCTTGCACCAGTGCTAGAAACACAAATGCAATATCTTCGTGAAACTGCCGACGCTGGTACCTCTTCCGCCGGTGCTATTGGTAACTTCCAGAAGATCGTTATTCCGATGATCCGTCGTATCATCCCTGGCACGATTGCTACCGAGTTGGTCGCAGTTCAGCCAATGGCTGGTCCAGTCGGTCTGGTTTACTCGCTGCGTTATCTCTATTCTGAAGCCGTCGCTGGTAATCCTCCAGCTGGCACTCTAGACCAAGGGTTCAGCATCAATCCAGGCGACGAAGTCTTCGCTAACAACAGCAAGACAAAGCGCTTCTATTCAACCTCTGACGCTCCTGCAGCCTCAGGTGGTCCAGCCGCTGGTACCTCAACGGGTGTCGCGGCTGACACCTCTGACTACGAAGCATTTGGTGGTCGTGCACTAACCCTCGAAGTTCTGAAGCAGACAGTAACCGCCGGTTCGCGTAAGCTCCAGGCTCGTTGGACTCCAGAAGCCATGCAGGACATCAAGGCGTCTCATGGTCTTGACCTCGAGTCAGAAATGACTGCCGGCCTGTCTGCCGCGATTGTCTCTGAAATCGACAACGAGATCATCAACGACCTGATCGCTCTTGCTGGTACGACTGGTTCGTTTGATATGTCTGGTACCTTCACCGGTGTTCCAAACTACGTTGGCGATCGTCATGCCGTCCTTGGTGTTCTTATCAACCAGATTTCTCAGGAAATCGCTCGTAAGACCCGTCGTGGACAAGCTAACTGGATCGTTGTTTCTCCATTGGTTGTGGCCGTTCTACAGTCTGCTTCGAAGTCCGTCTTCGCTCCAGCTGTTCAGGGTTCCTTCGAAGGTCCAAACAACACCAAGCTCGTCGGTACTCTAAACGGCAGCATCAAGGTCTACACGTACATCTACTTCGATACCGGTTCTGAGCCAATCCTTCTCGGCTTCAAGGGCGGTAACGGTGAAATGGATGCTGGCTACTTCTACTGCCCGTATATCCCAATAATGAGTTCAGGCGTTGTTGTTGATCCAAACACCTTCAACCCACATGTCTCGCTCATGGCACGTTATGGTAAGGCGACGTTTACCTCGACGGCAACGTCACTTGGCAATTCAGCTGACTATTACGGAAGACTTTCGGTCGCGACCGTCGTGGACAAGCTAACTGGATC